AAGAATACTCCTGTAGCCGCCGATGTGTAACCATCAAATTGTAAAAAATCATTTGGGTATGTCATAGCATTAATAGTGCCCGAAAAGTCTACTTTCGTCGTCTGATCAAAGTATTTCACTCCATCGTAATACAACGGAGTGCTTTCTCCTGAAGCGGGTTCCTCAACGATAGACGTTAAACCATTCCACACAACACCAGTGCCATTTGTTAGGTAAAGGACTCCACGATCTAAACCAATCTCGTAAAGGCGAGAACCTGTAGCATCCCATGTAAGTCTAGGCATTACTTCATCCTAACCTGTAGTTCCTAGTTGAGCTCTTCTTTGTTCGTTCAACGTTCGATTTCTTTCTGCAAGTTCATTTCTAGACATCTTCTGTGGTTTGCCATTCTTTGCATTACAGATTCGAATTAGAGCAAACAGTTTGTTAAGATGCCAATGTTGACATTCAAAAGGTATGTTAAAAGCAATCATCCAATAGTAAATTAACTCGGCTGTTATGGTTTCAACTGGACCGTGTCGTTTTTGCTCTTTGAAAGTCGTTGCAGATTGTTTTGAATCGATATAGTTATTAATGTCTTTTATGTTTTGGGCACTGAGTCTTTCAAAAATATCATTTGGATAGTGTTCTGTTTGTAGCATACATTTAACATACCACAGTACTTCTTCAGATGTTTTTTCTTCAGTGCCCAAAAAGGCTTTCTCAAATTTTGACTCCCATTTTGACAGGGAGACCAGAGAGTGCTCAAATTCAAGTACGACATCGTCGATAGTAACAAAAGTTTCTGTCGATTCGTCGTAACATTCTGTTCCAGCAATAGTAATTTGAAGCATTCTCTGGTCTCCTTCTGTCGAATAGGGAATCAGGTGGTACGAGTGAAGTACCAGTACCGGTCTGCGGCAGCCGGAATCGTGTAGGTGTTGTTCAGCGGCTCGGCGCTGATACCAAGCGATGCGCCCGCTGTGCCAATAACGACGGTGCCCGAGACAACCGCATTGGTGTCGGTACGACGGTACACAACGCCAGTTGTCGCAACGATTGTGATTGTACCACCCGCGGCAACAAAGGTCGGGTTTGACGGCACAACCGAAGTGGTTGCTCCGCCAGTGAAGTAACCGAGGACCGTGTCGGGCGGGGGAAGCTGCGGGTTACCGCCAGCAGTGCCCCACAACTGGTTTGTTAGGTTTGTGAGAGCTGCCGACGAAACCTTTGTCGAGTCGACGGTGATCAATGCTGTCGGTCGGAACACGTTTGCGCCGATTGTGGTAACAGCAACCGGATTAGTCGACAATTCCCAGCTAAACGTAATCGGCTCAGGTGTCTCGTTGACGGAAGTATACGCTCTTTCTGTCGGGCTGGCAACAGCACCATAAATCATGTGCAGCTTATAGCCATAATCATCACCAACTGTATCGTTGCCGAGCTTTGTGCGATACGAAAGACCGAATGTCTTCTTTGCCTGCTGACCAACGGTAACGCCTGTATACGGCGAGATCAAACCGTCAAACTGCGCCCACTCATCGGGGTAGGTGTAAGCCTCGATTGTTGCACCAAACTGCTCGACCGAGTATAGGTTGAGGTACTTGATGTTATCGGCATACATCGGGTTTGCTTCGGCGCCTGTCGGCTGCTCTGTCACGGAAATAAGACCGTTCCATGCGACACCGTTGCTGTACAGACCGTTGGCGTCAGGAATATACAGAACGCCACGATCGACGCCTGTCTCGTAGTAGCGGGAGCCAGTGGCATCCCATGTAAGTACTGCCATGATTTTTCTCCTTAAAAGAAAATGTTGTAGACATCGTGATTTAAACTGTCAGCTGTATAAAATCTATCAAATGCGCTGAATGGTAATTCCGCCAATTTCTGAGGAATTTGACTATCCGGATCTCGATCAACACAAATCACTTGATACCTGATTTTTCGATTATACAAAACGTTATCCGAAAAAACAGTATTATCCGAATCTCTTCGATAGATGATACAGGGATAGTTCATTTTTATAGTTGGAGGTGGTTGAAAATATACATTATTTGATCCCAAAATATTCTTAAGAATACTATGGAGTTCTAGGCGTTGGCCCATTGTACACACTCCCTAGATTTAAAATTAGGCGAGGACTTTGAACTTCAACGTTTGTCACTGTCCATAGAATCCCAACCCAACGAACATACCGAATATTAAAGAAATGTTCAATGGCATACTGATCGGCGACAATACTAATTGAGTTGTTGACAACAACGTTATCATTAAGGTTTTCGCCTTTATCCAACCTTCTTGAGTTTCGGGTGACGTCGCCAAAATATGAATACTCGACGACATTGTCTACCCAAATCCCAGAGTTGGCAGGATTTTCTACAGAGTCAGCATATCCAACTTCTCCATAAAATCTTGCCATTGGAACTCCTTAAAGTAATCAGGCGCTGTTACGTGTGAACGCCCAGAAGTCCTCAGCGTACGTGTTGAAGTCGTAGCTCGAGCTCGACGGAACTGCGTGCACGTAGGTTGTTGCGCCAGCTGCAATTGCAGTCTGAGCACCAGCCGTGAGTGTCGCACCATCGGTCACGGTGCCTGTCACCGAATCGTAAGTGGCAGCCTTATATGTCACGCCAGTCACCGACGGGATTGTCACGACGCCAGTCACCTTGTTAAAGGTAGGAGCGGTCGGGCTCACGAGGGTCACCGACGAGGCAACCTTCTTGATGACCATGGCCGACTTCAGCTTCACCAGAGCGCCGCACATGCGAGTCTCAATGAGATACTTGTTCTGGTTGTAGTCAATGTCGAAATCGTCGAACATTGTGACCTGACCGCCAGCGGTTGCACCCATGACGTAGTCGACCGGGTTCACAATGATACCAACGATTGTGGGATCATCCTCGAGCGGCTCGACGCCAATGATGTTGGCAACGCGGAGCTCCGACGCGAGCTGGTTGATGTCACTGTAAATGCGACGACCAGTCGTGTCCTTGAGAAGCAGGAACTTCGAAATATAAGTCTCGGTCGTGTACAGGTTCGGGAGACCAGTGCCGCGATAGAACTTGCGGTTAAGCACGATCGCATCAATGACTTCCTGCATCGACGACGACGCGTCATCAATGTTCACGTTGATGGTTGTGGTGAACAGCTCGCTGTCCTTTGCAATCGGGCGAATGTTTGTCTCGCTGATCTTGTCGGTGTCCGACACGTCGCGACCGTCGCCAATCAGCGCAGCACGAGCAATCTCCTCGTCCAGCATGATTCGCATCTCGGCCTTCAGCCAAGCAACAATATCCAGATCGGTGATGTCAACCATGTCATCGCGGTCGAGCTTCTGCTTCTTATAGATGGTCGTAGGCGTGGTCACGCGCTTGCCCACCGCAAAGAACTCTTCCTTCTTGAACGAACCCTTCACATAGCCCTTCGCGCGAGCCTGATCGTAGGTCAAATCGGCCGAAAGCGTCTTGATGCGGCTGAACGGAGTCTTAGTGGTAGCGTTGAGGAAGGTGTTCACCCACTCTGTGCGACGCTTGTACAGCTCGGGCTGGGCCAGGACATTCTGGGCATCCGGGAACAGCTGATCCACGTTTGTGATACCGTGAGCCAGGGCGTAGCCGCTCACCGCGTCAGCAAACGAACCACGCTTCTTCGCGTCGGCAAAGATTGCCTCGACGTCAGAGTGGCTCAGTGTGGCGTTGGTCGTCGACTGGGTCTGATCGAAGACATTGTGGGACATTGCAATTCCTTCCTTGATTTCTTTAAGAGTGTTTGTTAATTCAGTTGTGTCAAAGGCACTCTGTGCCATTGAGTCATTATTGGCTTCTTCCACCGCTGTTGCAAGCATGTACGCAACGACATCCTTCTGGATTGGCGTCATTGAATCATACACATCCTGAATCGTCATATCGGCCATTGCCGAATCTGCTGTGTCGGTCATTTTATCACCTTTTGTAGTAGAATCTGAGTGTTGAAGTTCTAACTCAAGTCCTGTATAAATAATAGCCTCATCGTCTATCGTTGTCATGCCGTCATCGTGACGGATGTTGATAGTATCAATAAGTGCACCAGGATTTGCGCCGGAAAGCACGAGACTCACTTCACGAATCATTCCGTGAAGAACTCGTCCGCCACGCTCGATTAGCTGGTTTGCCCAGATAGAGAGCGCATTAATGTCTTTATGCTTCACAAGCCCTTTGGCATGTTCGGCAGCCTGTGTGTCATTAAAGTAGCCATACGCATAGACACCATCCGGTCGATTCTCAAGAATTGCATGACCGAGAACGTTTTCGGGAGTATTGTGACCATGCTGCCAAACCAATGGCACGCTTATCTTGTCTTGATGTTTGAACGCATCTGGCATGATGGTTCGACCATCAGTACATTTTAATCCAGCTTTTGTTGCATAGCCGCTAAAATCTGCTTCCATTTTGACTGTTCCTTTCTTTCGTTATGGTGTCGGCAAAGATGGGTTTGTTGGATTATTAAGATCTGTTTGAGGCATGTTGCTATTAAGAAGTTGATCAGCTTTAGGATCTTTATGTGGCATAAATCCGATAAAG